GTGGGCTGGAGCTGCAAGGCTCTGCCCAAGGGAGTATTGTCAAGATGATACAGGCGCTAATCGGCCCTATAGCCTCACTGGCTGGCTCTTGGATGGAGAGTAAGGTAGAGGCAACCAAGGCTAAGGGCAGGGTCGCCCAGGCGAAAGCTGAGGCCGAAGCCGAGGTGATGAAGGTTGCCGCCACGCATGAGGCTGGCTGGGAAAAGATCATGGCTCAATCCAGCGACAACAGCTGGAAAGATGAAGCCTGGACTATCCTGTTTATCGTCATCATTGCCATGTGCTTTATCCCGTTTACACAGCCCTACGTCGAGGATGGTTTTGCAGCCCTATCTCGCACACCTGATTGGTTTCAGTGGGCTATGTACGCCAGCATAGGCGCGAGCTTCGGCATCCGAGGCATCAAAGGATTCCGCAAATGAAACTATCACCAAACTTTAGCCTGGCTGAAATGGTAAAGAGCCAGACAGCGCTGAGGAAGGGCATTGACAACACGCCTGATCAATCTGCCATCGACAACATGGAGAAGCTGTGTACGGAGATCCTACAGCCGATACGGGATGCATATAACATACCGTTTACAGTCAGCTCTGGGTATCGATGCCCGGAGCTGTGCATAGCGGTTGGCAGCAACATTCACAGCCAACACGCCAAAGGGCAAGCGGCAGACTTTGAGGTGCCAGGCATCAGTAATATGCAGCTGGCTGAGTGGATACGCGATCACTTGCCTTTCGATCAACTGATACTTGAGTGCTACACGGGCGGCAACAGCGGCTGGGTGCATTGCAGCTATGTGCATGAGCCCCGCAAAGAGGTGCTGACCTATGACAGATCTAACGGCTACCGGCACGGATTGATCGATGGCAGCAAAGCGTAAAAAGAAATCCGTAAACCTGTCAGTTGGCCGGGGCGAAAAGCGCTCGGTCAAGCAGGGTGGTGGGCTCACTGCAAAGGGCAGGGCTAAGTACAACCGGGCGACAGGCAGCAAATTAAAGGCGCCGGTCACCGGCAAGGTAAAGGCCGGCAGCAAAGCAGCTGCGCGGCGCAAGAGCTTTTGTGCCAGATCCAAGAGCTGGACGGGGCCAAGAGGGAAAGCCGCAAGGCGCAGATGGAAATGTTAACCAAAGGAGATTGAACGATGCCAATGGGGCCAGGAACATATGGAAGCAAAAGAGGTCGCCCACCAAAAAAAGTTGGGATGAAAAAGGCCGGTTTGACTGCGAAGCAAAAGACTTTGCCGAAAGCATTGCAATCTAAAATTATGAAAGCCAAGAAAAAGAAAAAGTAATGGCAAAGAAAAAAAGCACAGTCAACAAGGCTGGCAATTACACCAAGCCTGGGATGCGAAAAAGAATGTTCAAGTCTATCATGGCCAGCGCATCCTACGGCACGGCTGCTGGTAAATGGTCAGCCCGTAAGGCTCAAGCACTTGCATCGCGTTACAAGAAAGCTGGCGGGGGTTACACGAGCTGATGCGTAAACCACAACAGTCGCTCAAAAACTGGGGCAAACAAAAGTGGCGCACCAAGTCTGGCAAAAAATCAAGCGAGACTGGCGAGCGATATTTGCCGGCAGCTGCTATAAAATCGCTCTCACCAGCTGAGTATGCGCGCACCACTGCTGCAAAACGGCGTGATAAAAAGAAGGGCAAGCAGTTTTCTAAACAGCCCAAAAGCATTATGGCTAAGACACGGCGGTTTCGATAACCCAGTGCCTAAGCGTTAGGCACTCGCCAGTGCCTAACCAGTGCCAGACTACATGTCATATGATGGAATATAGCGTCATGGGGTTGACCCATAAGTGTCTGTAATGTACCGTCACTGTACATTATAGGACGCTTTCGAGCAGGTTCGAATCCTGTCGCGCTCACCATTTTATATGGTAGTAAGCCACTGAAAGCATTAGCTTTTGGTGGTTTATTTTTTTGTCTCAGTGCCTAGCCAGTGCCTAGACATACGCAAAAAGTCGTGAGAGTAACGGGATTATCCCTTGAACTTGACGTAATCCGTCACTATATAAGTAGTGTAAGGTCAAGAAAAGGAGATAGACCAATGTTTGTAACTGACAAAAAAATTGCTGAGGTAGCTGAAGATCTGCTGCCGCTCTTTGAGGTTGGCGACCTTCATAGCCGCACAAAGGTTGGCAAGATTGCCATCCACGCAAAGGAAGCCCTGCTAGAACATGGGTTACCTACCAGGCGCAGCCTTTGCTGTGTGGTCGCCGAGGTCGCATTGATGACATGGCAAGAAGAGGTTCTCAAAACAAAACAGGCGGTGGCTTAACAGCCCCGCCCCGGAAGGGAGATAGTCATGGACATTGATATCAAACCATACAAGTCGCGCGCTAAAAAAGGTCTAGCGTCGTTTTGCGTAGACACAAGATACTTGGTTGCAAGCGGCAAGCGCGAGTTCTTTCACACAAAGCTAGAGGCTGAGCGGCACGTTGATAAGATCAAGGCAGAGTTGACACCAAGCACAGCTGCTGCATGGGACTGGGACTTTGATATGCTGTACAGCAATTTCATAGCCCACATCACAAGCCAGCATGACAAGGGTGACATGACCACGTCATCAAAGTCAGAAAAAGAGCGCGATGCCAAATTGTTTGTCGGTCTTACTCTCGACGGTAAACCTGTCGGGCAAAGCAAGGTGCGTGATCTCACAACCGGGCATATGCGGTTGCAGATTGTTGAGCAACTGCGGGTCGGTCGAGCTAAAAAGACTGTCGACAATATCCTTGGTTCGCTCAGATACTTTATGAGCTACTCGATTGATTGTGGTTGTCGCAACAGCAATCCGATGACTGATGTAAAAGGCAAGGGCGACAAAGCAAAGCCGGCAAAAGAGATCAAGCAGATACAGCCTGACGTGATTAACGCAATCATTGATGCAATGCCTGTTCATTGGGCTTTGCGCGCTAGGTTTTCTGCAACTACTGGTCTGCGTCAGGGCGAGCTGCGCGCGCTGACTTGGGCTGACATTGACTGGGACAAGCCTGGCTATGTTCACGTCAACAAAGCGGTCAAGCATAACAGCACTGAGGTTGGTGCGCCCAAAACTAAACGTGGCATACGCAAGGTTCCGCTACACCCGGACGTAAAACAGTCTTTGCAAGAGCTGTATTTGTTGCTCGGCAGACCAGCTGATGACGCGCTAGTTTTTACTGGCAGATTCGGTGACCCGCTCGGCACCAATGTATTTGCTAAAGTGCTGGGCAAGGCGTGTAAGCAAGCCGGCGTTGGCCGCATCAGATGGCATGATTTGCGCCACTACTACGCCAGCCGTTTGCTGCAAAAGTTTGGTGCTGACTGGTGGACAATCACAAACCTTATGGGTCACGCCAGCATCAGCACGACTAGCGATGTTTACGGACATTGGCTAGACGATAAAGAGCGCGATGATAAGATTGCTGACGGTATAGCAGAAGCGTTCTAATCACATCCTACTCTTGACAGAATCAACTGTCGCCCAACTGACATATCGAAAGGGCGACAGTTTTTTACCGCGAGCTGCGTTTATATAAGTGCGTGTGTTCCGAGCGTTTTCCCGCGTTGCTTTGAGTGGCTCGATATACAACACCTGGTGCCGCAACCATTGCAGCTCAAGTTTAAACTCTTCCACAGTCATATCAGCAGCGTTACGCATTGTCGTTCACCAGTCTTATGTTGAACTGATCATCGAGCGTGGCGCGGCTCACATAGATAGCTTTGCCGGAGCGTATAGTCGGAACCCCGGCGTTTTCTATGAGGCGCCTAGCGCGCTTGTATGCGGCATGGCTATCATCATTGAACAGATACACAGCTGCTTCCGGCAGCGTCATAAGATTTTTGTCATCCATTTTTTGGCTCATTAGCTATCAGTGAAAATGTGGCTACTTTCGGAAACTGCCGAACATCAGTCTCGCCCGGTATCCGGCGCGTGATGCTGATGCCCAGCTCGACGCCGGCTTCAAAGATCATGGCGTGGATCTCATCACAGATTTCCCGTTGCTCGTCTGTCATAGGTGCAAAGCGCCGTGTCTCTTCATTGAACTCAGTTCGGAACTGAATAAAAGCAGAGCTTTGATATTCGACCGGGTTGCCATCATCGTCAGCCATTGCAATGTCCTGACGCATTTTAAATTTACTTCTACCGAATCCCGGCATCATCTTTCTCCCGTGTTTAGTTCTTCATATTTTTGTTGATAAAAATCACCGAGCGTTGCGCTCAGCTCGCGGTCAGTTTCTTTGAGATCATCACGCTGCTTTTGTGTTTTGCGTGACCACATCAACAGGCCTATCTTTTTGTCGATCTTTTGCAGCGCGACCATCTGTTCATTGACCCACTGCGACCAGATGTCTGGATCAAATGGTATTTCTTGGACTGGCGGCGGTGGCGACTTATCGGCTTCGGGTTTATCAGCATCATCTGCCTCACGTTCATCAACGATCTTGTCGTTACGCTTGGCCTTGTCGATTTCGTTGTCTGACGCGAACTCGCCGCCATGTATGCCAAGGTTAGCCAGAGCGCGCCCGTAGGCGCTTGTCTCGGTGTTCTCAATGCAAGCCATTTTGTTGACCGGGTTGCTGCCGCGCAGCTCTTCAGCCCAGCCGGTGGCAACGACAAATCCGTCACGCGATCTGATGGTTGCTTTAATTACAACGCGCTTCCCATCATCAACAACTATGTCTGATTCCATGCCCAGCTGGTCGCCGATGTGTTTGCGGAACACCTCAACACGCTGTGCGACTTGTGTGTATTTACCGCCGCCTTTGACAGTGACCTGATCCATTTCAGCCACCGCCGATTGTATTTTTATAATGTCAATCATCCTTACCCCTCAAAAACTCATTACCAGCTGGTGTGATCTGCCACACGACTTCTGGCCGGTTGCGCTCATTAAGTTGTCGCTCGCCACTATCCTCAGCGAGCCCCATGTTTTGCAGCTCGGTCAGGCGAGGCTTGACGCTGTAGATCCAGGCGTTCATTTTGTCAGCAACCTGACTACCAGTGAGGCCAGACGGGGCTGCGGCTAGACTTTGCAAGGTTTTAAGCCGTAGTCCCGTTACTTTTGGTGCGATAAACTCAGCGGCCATCCGCTCAGTATCTTTGGCGTTTTTGTGAACCATTGGTGGTTGTGTGAAATCAAACTCTGGCTGGCTCATCATGCCGGACTCCACCAGGTCGGATCGACAAACAACATCGTCAAAATGAAGTAGATCATGGCCATTAGAATGACCCAGACGAGTGTGTTCACGCCTTCTACAATCCATTGTTTCATGCTATCCCCCATAGTTTTCTAGCTTCCGCCAGATAGGTTTCGGGTTCAGACCAGTAAATTGCAGACCAGTCCGGCGAGACTAAGCCCAGCAGCTCATCTTTTGTGCTTGCTGAGCGCAGTATATTTTCTGTTGTTTTGTGGTATTGCGTCGTGTGCCTGATGATGTCGGCCAGGAAATCATTACGCAGCTCTGGCGCATTGTCCGGCGTGAACACACGGTAGTCGGTCGCATTGGCATAGACTAGGAACGGCGGCTGGTGGCCGTTTAGCTGCCAGAACCCGGCACACTGGAACACATTGTTCATATCAAACATGCCGCTCAGTGAGCTGGGCAGGGTGCCGGTTTGCCAGCCAGACTTTGATCTGGCTGATGGGCGTGACCATTTTGTTTTAAGATCACCGCGCCGGTTATAATCTGGTTTTGTAAAATAGGGCAGGGCAAGGCCGGGCAGTGTATCTTTGAGGTCAATCTCACCTAGGATGCGGTTGTCACTAGCCATAGCTTCGCGCAAGCCCATCACAGCGTGTTCAGCAACTAGCGGCAGCTCTTCTAAATACTTTTCTTTCTTGGCCTCATCCAGCTCATCAACAGGCTTATATTCCTGCATTTGCTCAATGCCGGCGCGGGTAGCCTCGGCCATGTCAAGTGTCTTGCCGTCTTTGTCCATAACAAGGCGCAGATCGCACACTGTTTGAACGGCAACGCCGCCTTTCATATTGGCGCTACCACGCCCGTCACGCAGCCTATGCAGCGTGTCTTTGGCTATTAACTTGTCTTTGTCTGAAGCGCTTTTATCGTACAGCGTATTAAAAGCTGCATCAATTAGCGGTCGGATGTGGGATTTTTCAAAAAGATCTTTGGCTCGATCTTTGGATCTTTGATTTGAGTGATGTCTGTATTGATGGCGTAATGCCCACTCTGGCACGTCATGTTTCATAGCGTCATATCCTCTCACTTGTGAGGATATGCGTATCAGGTGCGACGGATTACGTCAAGTCACTTGTCGTAGACTATATTTATTTCACGCAGATCAGGTCGAAACACTGTGGAAATGTGCGGTGTAGCCCAGATCAATTTTAAGCCTCTTCTGATCTCGTCACCGTCACAATCTACAACTGTAAACAAATTTCCCGGTTCTGAATATATTACACCATAGCCTATCTCTGACGCACTATCTCGCGAACCGTTTATAAGATAATAGCTAGGGCGTTTCTCACACGCTTCATCAACAAAATTTTGTTGGATCGGCTTAGATCGCACAATGCTAATAGCATCACGGAGCCTCTCTTTTTGACCCGTATAGTCTTTATCCATAGTCCATATAGCTGCACTCAGCTTGTCTTGAAACATATGGTTCATAAAGATTTTACCGCTTTTGGCACGACCTTTTGTGCGTGGACATATTTGACCGGCAAGTACACGCGATACGACACCATCCACATGGACGTGATTGTGCATAATTATCTTCAGGGGCTTGGTGGCAAACAATATGTCTTGCGGCTGACAGTTCAGCACCTTGGCATATTCTTCTGCCAGTTTAAGATTGATCTGGATGTTGCCAGACATATGACGCGACACGGTTTCAGGCGCCACACCAATAGCAGCGCCAACATCTTTTTTATGCAAGCCCGACCGGGCAATCATTACTGACAGGTTGTTTGTCATGAAAACCATTGTATCACCTTGTCCGTTTCCGTTAAAATACTTTTATTGTGTTAAGCCTCTGGACGGATTAAGTCAAGTCATGTAATTAATGACGTATGATTTTAGACACATTCCGCAGACAAAAGGGCTGGTCATACAGCGAGCTGGCCAGGCAAGTAGATGCCAGCCATGCCACGGTGGCGCGCCGCTGGTGCTTACCGTTTGACCATAAAGACCGGCTGATACCCAACGAGCTTTTCATGGATCGCATTGTTCTGTTGAGCAACGGAGAGGTCATGCCAAATGACTTTTATCTGCGGCGTGACTGAGGATGAGCTGCAAAAACAGGTTGCCAGCTGGCTGCACTATGCGCTGCCGCCCGGTTGCATATTCCATCACAGCCCAAATGAAGGCACTAGGCACGTTGCTTTTAAACGCAAGCTCAAACTGATGGGAACCAAGTTTGGCTGGCCGGATCTTGAGATATTTGTGCCGTCTGATGAGAGCAAGGTTGGCATCAGCACGTCGGTGTTTATAGAGCTGAAGCGCTTGAACGGCGGCAAGCTCACACCCAATCAGGAAGAGATGCGGAACCGGCTATTGCTGGCTGGGTGCCACTGGGGTTTGGCTCGGTCGGTTGAACAGGTACGCGATATCTTAGAGCCCATTGTCAAGCTGAGGGCAGGGATCTGATGGCAATCGTGCAGATCTTAGAGTGGCCGGAGCTGGGTTTTCAATGGATGGCTGAGTGCGAGCATTGCCTGGACAGGGGCGGTGATATCGCCGGGTGCCATGAGTGCGATTACAAGGGGTATCGCCGGCTCACCGAAGATGAAGAAGAGCGTTTGGGATGATGTCGCACGTTGATTTATGCAGTGGCATTGGCGGCTTTGCCCTGGGCTTTGAATGGGCTGGCTTATCCAAGCCTGTCCTGTTCTGCGACATCGAGCCTTGGAGCCGCAAGATATTAGCAAAGCACTGGCCTGATGTGCCGATTGCCCATGATGTAAAGGAACTTGCAAATGACCCAGCAAGACTTGTTCCAGACTGTGACATCCTCACAGCCGGATACCCCTGCCAGCCCTTCAGTGTCGCCGGAAAGCAAAGAGGCACAGAGGATGACCGCCACATCTGGCCGTTCATTAGCCAAATTATTACACACAAAAGACCCGCTTGGTGCGTTCTCGAAAATGTTTATGGTCACGTTGCCTTGGGCCTCGACGAGGTGCTTGCTGACTTGGAAGCTCAAGATTACGCCACGAGGGCGTTTATTGTGCCAGCTTGCGCCGTCAATGCCCCGCACAGACGCGACAGGCTCTGGATTATTGCACACACCAACAGCCACGGCGAACCAGATGACACCATCAATGAGAAGCAGGGATGCGGGAAGTTGGTGGGCAACTCCGAACACGATGGATCATCTGCCTCAGAGGTCAGCGGAAAGCACAGAGAAGATGAAGCAAGGGGCGCGGAAAGGCAGAGCGCGTCCGAGCAATCTGAGGGAGCAAGTGAACCCGGACACGATGCAAATGTGGGCAACGCCAGCAGCGGCAGACGCAGTGGGAACGACAGGCGGCGGTCAGAGCAAGAGCTTGCGAACAGATGTGAAGATGTGGCCGACACCA